CACCTCATCATACAGGATTTAGTCATTGTAAAGATCATAAGGGAATGAAAGTTATTGCTGAAGCAAAAACTATGAAAGCTGCTGAAAAAGAACATAATGGTCCTGAATTTACAGGCTATTGGAAAGGCACTGATAAAGGTCGTCCAGGTAAGAAGATGGTTGGCAGTGGAACATAACAATTAAAAAGAGTTCAAACATGTCTAGTAGAGTAACAAAAGTAGAAAGAATCAACAATAATAAAAAGACTAGCCAAGATATTGATCTTATTAAGATGAGCTCAATGAATAAAGTTAAGAAAGGTTAAGGTATGCTATGAAAGTTAAAGATATCATCTCAGAAGCAAATTATTGGAAAGCAGACACAACTTATAGACAAAAGCGTCTGCCAACATTACAACCTGATCCAGTAGATAACGCTGAACCCTTTGATGTTTCTAAGTATGATCAAGCCGACGATCATAATCCCAACATTGATATTAATAATGCACAAGTCAGAGCAGAAATCACACAACTGTTGCTTAAATTACCCCCAAAGTTGGAAAGAATTCTCAGAGAAATATTCTTCCAAGGGTTAACATTAGATCAAGCTGGTAAAAAATACAACGTAAGTCGAGAACGAATTAGACAGATTGAAGCAAAAGCATTAAGAATGTTAAAACATCCTAGTCGTGCTAAACAATTGAAGTCAATACTAAAAACTATACCCGAGGCAGCAAATCCTGCTCAACAAGCTGCTATTGCTATCAATATGAAAAAGCATGGCAAGAAGCCTAAGGATGAAGTAGACGAAGTCAAGCAACGTCTTGATCCAAAATGCTGGACAGGCAAGCATAAAGAAGGTACTAAGATGAAGGGTGGTATACGTGTTAATAACTGTGTGCCAAATGAAAGTGTAAATTTATCTAATGCAACACAGATAGATGAAGACTTAGAACTTGAATCCGATTTTGATATGATTGAAGAAATGGTTGAACACTGGGCTGAACTGCATGGAGTTGATCCTGACGTAATTTGGGAAGATCTAGAATCAATAGATGATTTGGATCTATTAGAAGAAGCAGAAGCATGGCAGAAGAAGTCAGGCAAGAATAAGAATGGCGGTCTTAATAAGAAGGGTGTTGCTAGTTATCGTAAAAGTCATCCAGGAAGTAAGCTTCAGACAGCAGTGACTACCAAACCTAGTAAGCTAAAGAAGGGCTCTAAGGCAGCTAACCGTCGCAAGAGTTTTTGTGCCCGTATGAAGGGTATGAAGAAGCATAGAACTGGTGCTAAAACTAAGAGAGATCCAAATAGTCGTATCAACAAATCTCTGCGTAAATGGCATTGCTGATGAGAGTTAAGGAAATAACAGAAGCAAGCGGGCATATTCCTAAGAATAAAGAGGAAGCAGATGATCCTCGTTGGGCCAATGCATTAACTGTTGATATTGGCCCTGGCGAAGATAAGAAGCAAGCTGCTAAGTGGGGATTTAAGATAAGTAATAGTGGACCACCTAAACTAAGATCTGATGGAAAAGTCTGATGCGAATTAAAGAGATAACGGAAGCTATGATGTCAGTTGGGATACAAAGTAAGTATCCTATTAGCTCTGGTGCTCGCGGTCTTATGGGTGCTAGATGGCGTTATAACAAATCTGTAGAAATGGATCATAAGAATCAAGCTAAAGGTGCAGTTGATCAATTAGAGCATAACCTTAAGCACATCCCTAATACAGACTACAATCACATTGATATGTTAATGAGACATATATCTGAAAAATTTAGAGTTGAACCAAAACAACTACACAACGATTTTTTACAAAAATTTTCTTGCACTCCTGACGAATATGCTGTAAAGTATAAAAAGTCACGCGAAGGCAAGCCTATTAATGTCTAATCAATCTATTAAAAATTCTTCTTCATGTATTATTACTGTTGCCGGCGGTGGCGGAAGTTCTGGTACTTTCACTGGGAATATTTCTGTTCCTAGTTCTATTTCCACTGGAAGTTCTGGTATGTATCTTACTAGTAGTGGCTGGTCATCTATTTCTCCAACAACTTACACACAAGCAGATGTAAAAATATCAGGAAAGAATCCCACGCTCTCAACTGATAAAAATAAGATTGATATTGATGAAATGGCTGAACTACTAAAAATGTTTAAAGAAGTCATGTTCTTTGCATTTGAAGAATCCAAAGTGTTAGAAGAGAACCCCACGCTCAATGATGCTTATATAACTTACAAAAATAAATTAAAAGAAAAATATAGTGATCCTGAACTGCAAGAAGTTTATAATCAGTATAAATTAATTAAAGCATTATCAACTGAAGAAAAGGACTATTCAAAATGACAACCCGTAACTTTAACGCGGAAGAAAAGGCAAAGCTTAAGCAGCTTATCAGTGAGTCATCAACGGTAATGACTGAAGTTGAAACACTGACCGAGGGTTTAAATGATACTATCAAGCATATTGCTGAAGAAATGGAAATTAAGCCAAGTTTGCTCAAGCGAGCAATTAAAATGGCACAGAAGCGTGATTATGATCGTGTACGTGATGATCTCGACATGATTGAAAGCATTCTGAACAGCACAGATAACCTACGCCACGAAGACGAATAATTACAAATGGATAATAAATTAGCAAAAAAGATACTAAGTGGGATAGCATACAGTCAAGGACGCAATCGAGTCTCAAATCGTCCCATTAAAGAAGTAACAATAACTGAACAGGATCTAATAAACATTTTCCACCAACAGGATGGAAAATGTTATTGGTCTGGTCTTAAATTAGATCACGAATACAATAAAATAAAACATCACCCTTTTGCTACAAGTCCCGAACGATTAGATAATTCTTTACCATATAATAAAGAAAATGTAGTATTATGTAGGAGAATGTTTAACCTTGGCAGGATGGCATACCCTGAGCAAGATTTTGCTATTGTAATGAAACAACTGAAAAACGAATTTAATCTTTTAGTTGAATAGTTATAAAAGGTTGAGGGATCCTTTCAAAACCCTCATGAAGTGGCAGGGCTGGCCGTAAGCAGCTAAGGAATTGAAAATTAATGGCTTATGTCGATGCAATATTAGACCGAGAGAAGGAACGTATCCACGTCGTGGAACGTCAAAATGGTAAGAGAGTTTACCATGATTATCCCCCAAATTATGTTTTTTATTATCCCGATCCTCGCGGTAAGTTTCGCTCAGTATTTGGAGATTCATGCAATCGTGTAAGCACTCGCAGCAGTAAAGACTTTCGTAAAGAAATGGCGGCGTTTAAAGGTAAACAGCTATATGAAAGCGATATTAATCCAATCTTTCGTTGTTTGGCTGAAAATTATTTAGGACAAGATGCTCCAGAACTTAACGTGGCATTCTTCGACATTGAGACAGACTTTGATAAGATCCGCGGATATAGTAGTCCAGAAGATCCTTTTACTAAGGTAACAGCAGTAACATTATATCTAAACTGGCTAGATCAATTGGTTACATTATGTATTGCTCCAGAAAAATTGTCACATGCAGAAGCGAAAGAAATCTGCGAAAGTTTATCGAATTGTTTTTTATTCGAGCATGAAGCTGATCTATTAACAACTTTCATGGATCTCATTGAAGATGCAGATATTCTTAGTGGCTGGAACAGCGAAGGGTTTGATATTCCCTATATGATCAATCGCACTGCTAGAGTATTAAGTAAGGATGATACCAGACGTTATTGTCTTTGGGGACAAATGCCACGAGATCGAACATACGAAAAGTATGGGCTCGAACGACAAACTTTTGATATTGTTGGCAGAGTACATTTAGATTATATGAATCTCTATCGCAAATACACTTACGAAGAGCGTCATAGTTATGCACTAGATGCCATTGGCGAATACGAGCTTGATGAGCGTAAGATCCCTTACGAAGGCTCGCTTGATCAATTGTACAACGATGACTTTAAGAAATTTTTAGAATACAATAGGCAGGATACTGCACTGTTGGATAAGCTGGATAAGAAGTTAAAGTTCATTGATCTTGCAAATGAACTTGCACATTCTAATACTGTGTTGCTACAGACTACAATGGGAGCTGTGGCTGTGACTGAACAAGCAATTATCAATGCTGCTCATGCTCGAGGAATGGTTGTGCCCAGTCGCAAGGGATATGAAGATGGTGTTCAAGCAGCAGGTGCTTATGTAGCATATCCTAAGAAGGGCATACACGAATGGATTGGTGCAATTGATATTAATTCACTTTATCCATCAGCAATTCGTGCGCTGAACATGAGTGTTGAAACTATTATTGGGCAATTGCGTCCAATAATGACTGATGCTTATATTAAAAATAAGATGGATAAAGGCAGTAGTTTTGCTGATGCATGGGAAGGTATGTTTGGTACAATTGAATACACTGCGGTAATGAATCAAGAGATTGGCACAGAGATAACTGTAGATTGGGAGGATGCCGGAAGTGAAACGTATAGCGCAGCACAGATTTACAGGATGGTCTTTGATTCCAACCAAGCATGGAGTCTTAGTGCCAACGGAACACTGTTTGCTCTGGACAAACAAGGTGTTGTCCCGGGACTGTTGGAACAGTGGTATAGAGAACGACAGGAACTACAAGCTAAGAAAAAAGAAGCTAAAGATTCAAAAGAAATCGCGTTTTGGGATAAAAGACAGCTTGTTAAGAAGATTAATCTAAATAGTCTATATGGAGCTATTTTGAATCCTGGCTGTAGATTTTTTGATAAACGCATTGGGCAGTCGACTACACTAAGTGGTCGTGTAATTGCTAGACATATGGATGCTACGGTTAATGAATGTTTAACTGGAGATTATGATTATATCGGTAAAACCGTAATTTATGGTGATACCGATTCTGTTTACTTCAGTGCATGGCCGGTAATCAAAGATGATGTGGCAGCTGGTCGTATGGAATGGAATAGCGATATATGTATTAACCTATATGATCAAATTGCTGATCAAGTTAACATCAGCTTTCCTCCATTTATGGAACGTGCATTTCATGTTCCTACAGAAAATGGTAAGATTATTAAAGGTGGCAGAGAACTTGTTGCCAGTAAGAGTCTTTTTATTACTAAGAAGCGTTATGCTGCATTAATTATTGATCTTGAAGGCAAGAGACTGGATCGTGAAGGTAAGACCGGTAAAGTTAAAGCTATGGGTCTCGATCTCAAACGATCAGACACTCCCAAAGTTGTACAAGAATTTTTAAGTAATATTCTTTATCAAGTGCTTAATGGTGCAAATAGACAGCAAATAGTAGATGCGATTAAGGAGTTTAAAGAAGTATTTCGTGCAAGACCAGCTTGGGAAAAAGGCACTCCCAAACGTGTTAACAAACTAACATATTATGGTGAATTAGAAATTAAGCAGGGTCGTGCTAATATGCCCGGTCATGTCAGAGCAGCAATTAATTGGAACAATATGCTTCGTATGCATAGTGATAATCGTAGTATGAAGATTACGGATGGTATGAAAGCAATTGTTTGTAAATTACGATCTAATCCACTTGGTCTAACGAGTATTGCTTATCCAACAGATGAACAGAGATTACCACAATGGTTTAAAGATATGACATTTGATGCTGATGCAATGCAAGAAACTATTATTACACAAAAAGTAGAAAATCTTTTAAGTGTATTAGATTGGGATCTTGCTAATAGCACCAATATCTCATCAACTTATGAAAGCTTATTCTCATGAGATCATCATTTTTATTAGAAAAAGCACTTGAATTAGAATATTTGTTAGAAAATATTATTAATTATATGTCTAAAGACGAGCTGTCAATGTTAGACGTTACTTCAGTTAAATCGTTTTCTAATCAATTGCGAAATTTGGCAAAATTACAAAATAAAAATCTAAATGAAGGTTTTCGTAAGCTTAGTAAAAAAATGTCACCCGATGTACTAGACGAAAATCAATTTGATAGCTTTTATCAACATATAAATTTTGATGACCATCAACTTGAATTTTTAAAAGGCAAATTTTCTAATCTTATTAGTTTTGAATTCCCAGTATTAGAACTATTTCCGGGACAGGGGCAATTTACTGAATCAGCAGTATCTGCAGAACCTTTATATATTGTTGATTACTATACAAAAACTTTAGACAAAGTTGCAAACAAGTTCAATGAATTCTACAGAGAAAAGAGACTAATAAGGCATACAATTAAAGATTTTGATCTGTCAATGCTACCACGGAATCAATTTGGACTAGTTTTTAGTTTTAATTTTTTTGTAGTTAAAGATATTGATTTCATTTCTAATTGGGCAAAGGAAGTGTTTAAGATTTTGAGACCAGGTGGACATTATGTTTTTAATTTTATACCCGACGATACTCCAGAAGGTTTAAAATTAGTTGAGGATTTCCCACTCGCTGCAATAGATCATAGTAAATTAGAAAAAGAATTAATATCTTATGGCTATGAAATTGTTCAAAAGGATTATAAAACAAGAGCGAATAACTCAACCTTTACAATTAAGAAACCAGGAGTACTTGAACCACTTAAATTAACAGGCAGTATAGCAAGAATTATTGATAAATCAGAACCTTTCGTGTAAAATCTAAATAGTATTTAAAAAGGAACCAATAATGAGAGATTTTCTATTAGACATTGTATCGCATACACAAGCATTGGGATGTATTGACCTTATTAAGGTCGTTGGAGAGAAAGATTCAACTACAATTGAATCAATTAGCGACGATAAGAGCATTGTAATTAAGGCAGCGTTCAAGCAGGCTAACCCCAACTTCATTGGTACGTTTGGGATGCCTAACTTAGTTAAGCTTAACAATATTCTTAATATTCCTGAATACAAGGAAGATGCAAAGATTGAACTTGTTACACAGGATCGTAATGGTGTAACAACTCCATCAGGACTGCATTTTGAAAATGCAGCAGGTGATTTTAAGAACGATTATCGCTTCATGACGACTGAAGTTATTAATGCAAAGCTTGAAACTAAGAAGTTTCGTGGCGTCAATTGGAATGTTGAGTTTACTCCTGCACTAAATGCACTACAGCGATTTAAGTTTCAAGCGGGTGCTAATGCTGAAGAGACACAGTTTATTGCAAAGACAGAAGGCAGTGATCTAAAATTCTACTTTGGTGATCATAGTACTCATGCTGGCAACTTTGTATTTCAAAGCGGCATTACTGGCACGCTCACTAAGGAGTGGAACTGGCCTATTCTTAGAGTATTAAGCATCTTAGGACTTTATGGCGATAAGGTCATGCGATTCAGTGATGAGGGTGCTGCTGAAATTACAGTTGACACTGGATTAATTGAGTATCGTTATATTATTCCAGCACAGACCAAGTAAGGACTATCAATGATTACTCAGGACAACCTAGCATTACGCCGTAAGTCGGATCAGGCGCTGTTTTTACCTGCACTTAGCAGTTTCTACAGCTTTCAAATCTGCAAATATGGAAAGAAGATTCAAGCTCATCGTATTCCCTCTAGTATGCAGAATGGAATAGCTGGTCTTAACTTTCTAGATGCTAACCAAAGTTATTTTTATTATCCATGGTGCTTGTATAGTGCTGGACATGCTATACTTGAGGTTCGTCCTGAAGAAAAAGAAGAGATGGTTCGTCTCAGAGATCCCAGTAGTTTTGTATTAGGAGATAGCGGTGGATTCCAAATTGGTAAAGGGGTGTGGGAAGGTGATTGGCGAGATCCTAACTGCCCTAAAGCTCATGCTAAACGTGATGGCGTTCTTCGTTGGATGGATGCTTACATGGATTATGGCATGGTGCTTGATATTCCCGCTTGGGTTGCTCGCAGTCCTGCTGGTGCTAAAGCAACAGGTATTAGCACATATCAGGAAGCCGTAAAAGGCACACGCATTAATAATGAATACTGGATGAAGAATCGTACTGGTCGGTGTAAGTTTCTTAATGTTCTTCAAGGTGAAAATCATACAGAAGCAGATGACTGGTACGATCAAATGAAAGATTTCTGTGACCCAAAACTTTACCCACAGACACATTTTAACGGATGGGCCATGGGAGGACAGAACATGTGCGATATTGATCTTGTGCTGCGGCGAATTGTACAGATGATACGTGATGGCTTACTCGAAAAGGGTAAGCATGATTGGATGCATTTCTTAGGTACTAGCAAGCTGGAATGGGCATGTTTGTTAACTGATGTACAACGTGCTGTTCGTAAGCATCACAATGAAGATTTTACAATTAGTTTTGATTGTGCAAGTCCCTTTATGGCAAATGCCAAAGGTCTAGTATATGATCAACTTCGTATTGAACATGGCGATAAGTGGACTTATAGCATGGCGGCGGGAATCGATAACAAGAAGTATGCTAACGATACTAGACTATATGGCAATGTTGCAAGAGATGATCTACTCATTGAAAACTTCATGGATAGTCAGATCAGCAAACACCTAATGGTAAAAGACGTTTGTACTTATGCACCTGGCGCTTTAAACATGATTGGTAAAGAAGGCAAAACCAGCTGGGATAGCTTTAGCTATGCACTACAAATGGCACATAATGTTTGGATGCATATCAATGCTGTGTTGACTGCAAATGAACAATATGATCTTGGCATTAGTCCAGGTATGTTAATTCGTGAAACGCATACTATTACTAAATTTCGTGATCTTGTCGACGAAATTATTGCAAACGCAGGCAATCAAAAAAGCTTAGATCTTATCAATGAGCATAACAAGTTTTGGATTAGTATTGTGGGGCAGCGAGGATACACTGGCAAGAAAACTGTTAACGCAAGTACGCAGTTTAATGCACTATTTGACTAATAAATACTAGTAGTAAGTTTCAATTAATCATAGTATTTCAATAGATCTAATCAATTTGGAGAAGTACCTTGATTAAAAAAGTTATTCAAATAACCGCAGTTCTTGCCGGTTTGTTTTCAACATCAGCATATGCAGACATAACATCTGCAAAGTTTAGTACAGCACAGATATTCGACGTACAGTGGAACATCAGCAACGGTACATTAAACACTTCAGGATATAACTATCTATACGCCAGCGTTAATGCTGCTGGAAACGCAGTAGCAGCTAGAATGTCAGCAGCTGATTATGCTGCTATTACTACTAACAATCAATATATCGCATTTTTTAACAGTACTACCAATCCTGGTACATATGGATTAGCAGTGTTTAATGCTGATGGAACTAAAGCAAGAATCATTGACAACACTGGTACATTTAGTGCCCTTGCTAATGGCGCTATTTTCTACAACGGTGCTGGCATGTGGGGAACACTTATTACCACTGGGCAAGGTTACCCAATTGGTGGTAGCGCAAACTTTACTGTTACTCAACAGAATCCAACAGTTGCTCAGTTACAAGCATATGTTCCAGCAACTACAGTACCATTATCAGTTGGTCAAACTGCTGCTCAGGCAAATGCTGTAGTAACTCCTGTTATTCCTAATATTACAAGTTCAACTACTAACACTAACTTTGCCACTGGAACATTGGGTCCATGGACTGCTGGTGGCGGAACAGGAACACAAGCAAGTGGAACTTATAATGCCAATCAAGGTGTTGGTGTAAGTGTTGTTACTGGTATGACTGGATTTAATACACAGGGCCAAGGTGCCGGTGTTCCTAACAGTTATAGCTGGACAGTTACTCCTCCAGTTGGAACTTATATGGCTAGTCTACAACCAACTAACGGTACAGTAACTAGTGGTGCTAATATCAACACATTTGATGCAATGGCTGCTTCATTAGGTCTAAGTGCTACAAGTAAGACAGAATTAGCTGCTGCTATTAGTGCTTCGGGCGGCCCTGCTACTAATGCTGCTTGGATTAAACAAGATATTACACTTACAAATGGTCAAACTTTTCATATGGCTTGGCAATATGTATCAACTGATTATGTTCCATTTAATGATGGTAGCATGACCAGTTTGGTTAATAAGTCGGGTGGCACAGTTGCTACTGTTAATGGTGCCAATAAGGAATATGCTCTACTTGGTTTCACAAGTCCAGGCACAGGTAATTACTCAACTGGTAGCTATGGTGCCACTGGGTGGCAGTTGGCAAATTATACTGCTAATGCTGATGGAACTTATACACTGGGCTTTGCTGTATTCAATCAAGGTGATACTGCCAATAGTCCAATCTTGTTTGTTACTAAGGACGTAGGAACAACACTTAACTTTACTACAGCATTTGGTGCTATTGCTCCCAACGCTGGAAGTAGTGCTCCTAACAATACTACAGCACCAAGTGCTCCTACTGTAGTAAGTACTGCTCCAGGAACACCGATCGTAACATCAAGTAACGCAGTTGGAACACCAACTACAACCTCTGTAAAAAATACCAGTCTAGTTAACAGTGTTGATGCAAACGGTAATCCTGTAGTAACAACTTATTTCACAGTTACTACAACTACAACTACTCCAAACACAGTCACAACTACAACTACTCCTGTCACTGTTACAACTTACAGTGATGGAACTACTACAACAGCGAACGGTGCTCCAGTTGTGACTTCATCAACTACCAACACAGTAACTGCCAATACAACACAGCCTGCTATACAGAATGTTGCCACAACTAAAGATGTTGTTACAACCAATACAACTAGCGGAATAGCAACTACTGCTAGTAGCACTGTAAACTGGACTACTACAAGTAATTCAATCATTACCTATACTAAAAATCTAGTGGGTAAGATACTGAATATCAATCAAAATACTACAGTTATTACTGATCACCCATCAACTACAACCACAGTGGTAACAACACCTATTACTACAGTAACCACACATACTCCAACTACAACAAATAAAGATGCTGGCGGATCAGTTGCTAGTGTAACTACAGGTACTCCAGTTAATGTTAGTAACACAATATATCAAAATGTCAGCAGTGCTGTTAATAATGACACTTATACACAGACCAGTAACAATGTTGTACAAGGTGTAAGTGCTACAGGATTCAGTGATGCTGTAAAAATGAGAAATGCTAATCCATTCTTAGTAGATGTTCTAAGTCAAAAAGATGGAGCATTTGCTGATCCAACTGCTGCTTACTACAAAACCTCAGGTAGTATGTCAAAAGGTGGCGTGTCAGCAGGATATCAATGGACTGTTGAAAATAACTCATTTGGCGTAGCAGGAGCATTTGGCAGTGCTAAGAGTGGCGGGCTAACCGGTGCAACTGTTGATTCCACTGATTACAATGTAACTTCTTATATGTTAAGCAAGCAGGAAGCATTTTGGGTTAAAGGTTCAGTGGGTGCTGGTCTCAGTACCTACAATGGAACAACTTCAATCCCACTATTTGCTCTATATAACAATGCTAAATTTAGACAGAATACATATTATGTTGACTTAACTGTATATACAGCAGACACATATTATGGTTTTCGTCCTTTAGTGGGTGCTACTGTAAATCGAAGTCAAATCAACAATGTTGTGGAGTTGGGTAGTTCATTACTATCGACGACTCCAAGTGGATCATCAACTAGTGTTAATCCATATGTTGGCATAAGATATGATTTAGATAACAATATCAGTTTTGAAACTAGAGTTACACAAACTAAAGATTTTAAAACAGTTGGTGGTATCAGAGCAGTTGCCAAAACTGAGATCGACAAAGGTATATTCTTGAATGCCACTGTTGGCTTTGATAAGGGCACAGGTTATACAGGTGCTGTAGGAACTATCGGTCTTAAGGTAGAATTTTAATTTGTTAAATTAAAGCTTTCTTGTTATAATAAGAACATGAGAGCTTTAATTATTGGAATGGGTATTGGAGAACTATATAAAGAAGTTCTCCAAGACTTAGGAATTCAAATTGTTACAGTAGATACTACCCGTCCTGCAGATTTTAAATCTGTTGGATTTGCATTGGATGTTTATTCAATGTTCGATGCTACTTTTATTTGTACTCCAAACGATACACATGAACAATTAGCATATCTGGTTTCACCCCATAGCAAAATAGTATTTGTTGAAAAGCCGGGTGTGAGAACGGCTCGCGATTGGGAAGTATTAGTTGAATCTTGTCCTAATACCAAGTTTGTTATGGTCAAGAATAATCAATACCGAGATGAAATGCCATTCTTCAAAGCATTAAATGATCTCAGCGACAACATAAACATTAACTGGATTAACTATAATCGTGTGCCAAATCCAGGCAGCTGGTTTACTAATATTCATTATAGCTTTGGTGGTGTTATCAGAGATCTAATGCCACACTTGCTTAGTTGGATGCCTATCTTAGATCCTTCTGATTATCAACATTGTAATTTATTGAAATTTGAAAAAAAGCAGCGTTGGCAGTTAGCAGATCTATTAGATACAGCATATGGAAATGTTAATCCTAATGGACGATATGATGTTGATGATTATGCCAGAATTGAATTAATAATTAATAATAAAAGCTATAATCTAACTGCTGATTGGCGTAGTCTTGAACAAGATGATCAAAGTATTGCATTCATTGGCGACAGAGAGCGTCGTTTTGAATTAGGATTATGTCCAGTATCAGCATATAAGAAAATGATTCAAACTGCTTTTGACAACTTTGACAATAAAGAGTGGTGGCAAGATCAATTAGAACAAGATATATGGATACATTCAATGTTAGGGCCATACGATGAGAAGTAGGATTCTATATACAGCAGGCGATGATAAGTTTGTAGAAACAAGTTGGGATAAACCTGAACCTACAGAGAATCAAATTGAAGTTAAAGCTGCTATGACTGGTATTTGTCGCAGCGATATTGATATGATGCAGGGTAACTTTGGCCCATTGCCTCTACATATGCAGGGGCATGAAGGTCTGGGTATTGTTACTAAGGTTGGCGCGAAGGTTAATCGACAGGGATTAGAGCCTGTAAAAGTAGGCGACTTTGTGGCAACTCGTGGTGAGCCAGCTTATAGTGATTACTATAATGTTGGTAGATTTGAGTTTGTAGTTGTTCCAGAGTTAGATCCCAAATGGATCATTGAACCAATTGCTTGTGGAATCAATGTAGCTACAGAAAGGTTCCCTACATATAATACAGAGAACAAGCGTTTGTTGATTTTAGGTTCAGGTTTTCTATCTTGGATTGTTTTTCAAACTATGCTGATACATTCATATGACGGCGCTATTACTGTAGTTGGTAATAGCAATCGACATCTTTGGCAAGATCATATTGAACTATCGAAAGAGCCCACTGGACAGTATGATGTTGTAATTGATCTCAAGCAGGATGATACAGTATTCACAAAAGATGTACTGAAGAATAATGCCACAGTTGTGCTGGCAGCAGAGAAGCATCCTGCTATTACAACTTCATTTGCTAATCTTCTTTGGAAGAATTGTACAATAATATGCCCAAGTCCTCGTAATGAAGATTTCTATACTGCAATGACTACAGCAGTGTCATATATGACAAACTGCGGATTGAAGGTTGACGGACTATGGACTAGGGGTTATAATCGTAATACAGAATGGCAACAGGCATTTGAAGATGGTGCTACACGCTCGGCAGGATACAGCAGAGGATATTTAATATGGCCTTAGACACACTAGAACGCAAAGTATTAGTATATTTCACCGGTTACGAAGTTGAGCATACTATTTGTCACGGTATGTTTACTTTGTTTGTTGTAGGAACACCGCCTGTTGAAGAGATCCTGGCTAAGGCAAAAGAAGCAGGCGTTGAGCATATCTACTTTGGTACCAGTCAGAGCTTTCCAGACATTAATGTAAATGATGCTGTAGAATGGACTAAATGGTTTGATACAATCAAACCCTGTTTGAATGCTGATTATTGGTGCACCTTGGATCTTGATGTTAGGCAAGCTGAAGGTCTACTAGAGACTGGGCTTTGTGAATCTAATAGATTTGTTCCAATGATCAGCGTTAAGATGCCATTCATCAGCTTGTTTAATTATAACACAACCGTTAAGATTGATGATCTTACATGGGGTGCTACCAACCCCGGAGTATGGACACATCAGCTACATGATCTCATGGCTAAAGACAAGTATACATATTGGGATCAATATACTAAAGACACAAAGATTTCTTGACAGCAACCGTATAAGAAAGTAGTATAACAATATGAGCACATTAGCAGATAAGACAGAAACAATCTACATTGGTTGCCAGTGTCATAGTGCCAATCATATTATCCGAGTAAGCTATTTTGATTGGCAGGAAAAGGATGAACCTGAGCTGTATTTTGAGCTACAGGCTGATAAGGGGCATCTTAATTTTTGGGAGCGTTTGAAGATGGCGGTTAATTTCGTCATCGGGCGGGGCGATATTGAATGGCATGATGTCATTCCCACACCAGGCGATGTTTTCAAGTTGCGTGATGTAGTTGAAAACTATACAGATGATTATGCAAAGTGGCAGAATCGAGAGATAGAAAATGGTCGTACTTAATATGAATCCTTTCAAGAAGAAGAAGATGGTAACTGATCGTATGCCTACTACACGCAAGAGCATGATTTGGGTTAAATTTGAGCGTGAAGGCATCCACAAGTATCCCGCCGCTTTGACAGATCCAAAGCTGGCCACAGGCGATGAGTATGATGTCAGTTTTCTTGGATATCCTCATCGCCACATTTTCCATTTCCGTGTTGCTATCGAAGTATTCCACAATGATAGGGACATTGAATTCATCCAGTTTAAACGCTGGTTGACAAAGCTTTATAATGAAGCTACTCTACAACTTGACTACAAGAGCTGCGAAATGATTGCAGAAGACTTGTATCAAGTTATTTCAAATCGCTATCCTGGCAGGGCAGTAGAGATTGAAGTAAGCGAAGATAATGAAAATGGCTGTAACATCAAATGGGAAATTTGACATGATTAAGAACCGCAATGTAAACCGTGTTTTTAACGATCTAGATGACTATCGTACATTCTGTGTAAATTATGGATATATTTTTAATGAAAAGGACTTGTATAAGCGTAGTAGCTTAGGCTATGTGCAGTATGAGCGTCATCGTCGAGGTGACAGTTTTGTAGATCAGTGGGCTGAAGATTCTGCTCACTTCAGTAAGAAGACTGCTTAATCTTATTTCCTGCCAGGATAAGTGACTAAATGAATTTAGATATGTTAAAAGATACTGATTGTTCAGTACTTATATTAAGTACTCCTCGAACAGGGTCTACTGCATTGTGTGCTATGTTGTCAAATAAGTTTAACTTAATTGATTATAATGAGATATTTCACATTGATGCAAAAAATTTAGATTCTTTTTGGAATACATTTAAAAATAATACAAGAGTTATTTTTAAAATATTTCCAGATCAACACACACAATTTACAGAAAAAGAATTTCAATTATTAGTCGATAAAAGTTTTGTTATTTTTTTAGAACGACGTGATATTGCAAATCAAGTAATCAGTTATCATATTGCTTCTAGAACTAATAAACCATGGTTTAAGAAAAATGAAATTATTAACAATTATATTGTAGATGAAGAAAATATTGCAGTTAGTGTTTCTAATATCTTAAAATTAAGAAAAGAAGCAGAAAAATATCGAAAATTAGCAG